TTTGGCATTATCTATTCCTTGATCTGTTAGAAGATTTAGATCTTACTCTTAAATTACTTCTACTATTGTTTCTAGGGTTTCTATCTTTATGATCTATATCTTTACCCAATATACTATTACCAAGTTTTTTTTTCATAATTCTTCTTGCAGTATTTCTACCAGCTCTATTCTTTTTTTGTTTTGGTTTAGAGTGGTAGTTTTTATATTCTGATTTATAATTTCTATTCATTAAAACATTCCCATTTGTTTCATTGTTAATAAACTAGAACCAGCTTGTGAAAGATAACCAATAGCTTGTTGTCTACCTTGCATCCTTGCTATTGATCCAGACATTCTAGCAAAATTAGCTTCTTCTAATTTTTTAGCTTCAGCAACTTTACCATTGTATTCTATAACATCTCTTTGAAGTTCAGCTTGTTCAGCATTTGATTGTAAAATTTTTAATGCAGTACCAGATAATTCTACACCACTTTTTAATGTAGCAACTTTTGTAGTAGATTGTAACTTTTCAAAACTTTGATTAAATTTTTGTATATTAAATTGTGTTAATTTAGCTGTTGCTGCCGCTTCTTGTTCTGCAACAAGAGCATTTCTATTTGCAACTTGTTGATTAAATTTTCCTATTTGATTAGCAGAAGATGCTGCTGCTACACTTAATACTGGTCCTACAAAAGGTGCTACTGCTCCCATTAGAATAACCTCGCATACATATATTGGTCTGAACCATCAAATCCCCACTTTCTCATCAAACCTTCTTTTTCTAAACCTAACCACTCTGCAAATCTTAAACCTTCTTTAAAATCTTTTCTAATTGCAGATTGAACTCTAGCAATATTATTTTCTTTAGCAACTCTTGCAAAATCTTTTTTAATTGCTTTAGCTACACCTAGTGGATGTTTCCACATCTCGCTTGTTGCAATTACCCAACCTTCAGCAACTTGACCCCAAATCATTTTCATTCCTGCGGCAAAGATAGGTTCATGATTAACGATACCAGTAAATGCTAAATGATCTTGTACTAAGTTTTTAGCATCACCATCAACATTAATGTAATGTCTATCTGCTTCTAATACCTTATGGTTCATTTGTTGAGATAAAATAAATTGTCCATGTTGTGCAGTATAAGGCACTATATGTAGTATATTATCCATCATTTGTTACTAACCTTGGGTATAACGATAAAATTGTAAAAGGTAAAGGTTGAGTTTGTCTAACATAAATAAACCCATCTGTCTCATAATTTCCTCTAAATTCTATTTCTTTATCTCCTGTAAATGGTGGTATACCTTCATCCATTAAGTTAGCAGAAGATCTAAAAGGTATTCTTTCCATATCATTTAAGTTTGGTCCTACCTCTATACCTATTGTTTCAAACATTCTAACTGTAATATCATATATTCTTTTAGTTTTACCTTGTGATGTACCATCTTGTGATCCAGCATCTAGTCTCATAGTTTGTAATAAAGATGTAAATGCTAAACCTACTTTAACACTTTTTGCAGAACGATCTAAAGTTATTGAACCAGAACTAACAGTTTCATTGGGGTGTGTTGCACCATCTGCTAATACTGAAACAACTTGTCCTTCAAGATGATCTAATCCAGAAATGGTTGTTGCTGCACTACCACTATAACTTAATGCACTATCTAAAAAATTAAATGAAGTGTTATCTGTTTGATCAAAGTCAAGTTCGTTTAAATATTCTACATATCTTCTTGTAACACCATTAATTGTTCTTTTAACAATTACCCATGTTTGATATTCTTTATCATCTGTAGGAATAACCGATACACTATCTACTACTGCCTTACCTTCACTTGTTGCAGTTAATCTTGTACTGTCAAAACTTTTAATAGTTAAATATCCTGTTGCTTCATGTGCTGTTTCAGTAACAGTTACTACTGCACTAGATACTGTTGCAGTAAAATCAGCGTGAGCATTGATTGCAGTTTTTAAATTAGTTGCTGTAGTATTGTTATTAGTTTCAGTTTTAAATTCATTAGTTCCAGCAGTTCCTGTGGTAGAAGTAAAGTCTACAGTTGTGCCATCTGATTTTGTTAAAGTTAATTTAGTTCCATTTGCAATATTTGCATAATCAGAAACTGTTAATGTTGCTATACCAAATCTTCCACCAAAGATATGTCTATGCCAAGCAACTACCTGCTGCTCTCTTTGATATGTTAATCCTACTAACTCTCCATCTTCTCTAGTTGCATAAATAATTTGATTGGGTTCTTGTTGGTAAGCAACTTGTGTTAAACCACCCTCAGTAATGTGTTCAGCAAGGATTGTCATGTCTGGAGCTACATAACCATCAACATCAAAGTTGTAAGCTAGTTCTCTAATCTTTCTTCTAGCTCTTTGTAAAAATAAAGTTGCGTTACCTACAGAGATAGCATCTATGTTTGCAGCACCATGGTTAGATTGTTTTTTAATTAATATGTTTGTTGGAGTAATAGCATTATCTGCACCACCTCCACTTACTGCAAACTCACCACCTGCAGTACCAATAATTAAAGTTCTTGTTGCTGTCATAAAACGAATAGCATTAACTTGGTTAGAAGCAATTGTATAAATAATTGCATCATCGTCTGCAATCGTTCCACCAATATTTGCATCCATGTTTTCGTAATCACCAGACTTTGAAAAATAAACTGTTTGTGGATTATCTAATGTTGCAGCAAATACCAATCGTTGTTCAAAAAAAGTTACGCAAGATGGATGACCTGTGGTGTCTGAGAACGCACCTAAAGACCAATCTGTTGAAGCAGTTGCTGATCCTAAATCTTTTATAATAGTTATCGTAGCATTAGTCGTATCTGTTACTCCAGTTATTTTTCCATAACCATCTCTAAATCTAACTAATCTTCCAACATCAGTTGATACAAATCCAGAACCACTATTAATACCTGTAACTGCACTAGCAACTAAAGCAACTCCTGTACCTACTGTATGTGATCCGGGATTTAAAGTTGTTGTTGATATGTTAGTATCTAAATATGGACCATTAGTAAAATCTACATCTGTAAGTGTCCAAGATGTATGACCTGTTCTTGATAACTTTTCTGCTTCATGATTTGGATGACAGATGTACATAACGTCAGCACTTTGTGCAAATTTTAAATCAAACAATTCTGCTTCTAAATATGGTGTTGTTATTTCAAAAACTTTATTTGATACACCGCCAGAAGTATAAGTAGTGAATGATGAGCTGTTTATATCAACACCATCTTTATCTTGTAATTCAAATGTATTGGTAGTTTTGTCTGCAACTAAAAATCTTTTACCATTTACTTCTGTCATACCTCCAACACCACTAATTAATACTTCATCGCCATTTTCATAACCATGTGATGTAGCAGTTACTACAGCAGGATTGGCTTTTGTAATTGCAGATATAGTTTTATTTCCTTCTAATACAGCACCATTATCTTTAAAAACTCTAATTTTTAAGTTTGAAAACTCAAGCATATAAGTTTGTGTTGTAGAAAATTCAAAAGGTATTAGTCTTGTTTTTTTTGTACTGTCTGCAACTTCAGCAACAAAGTTTGTACCCGGTCTACGAGCTGCCGAGCCATGTGGATATACTACTAAGTTTTCTAAGGTTGCACAACCAGAAGCATATTTTGCTAAATCGTTTCTACCATCTAATCTTGGAGATAACTCACCACCTGTAAAGTTCGTTAATTGAACTGCAACTCTAGCCATAGGTTAGTACCTTGAGTTAATAAATGTACCTGCGTCTATTGCGTCTGTCATACCTAGATCTTGTTCTATATTTTGACCTTCAGTTGAATCTACAAATCTAGCATCTCTTAATTTATCTTGAAACAGTTGATACATATTTTGAGCTGTTTGATTATTAGAGGTAATTCCAAAAGCAATATCAGCACCTAATGCAGCAGATAAAGTTTCTCTTAACAACTCATCATATTCATTGGGATCAGTAACTCTAGCAACATATAATATTTTCATACTAGATGTATTAGATAATATTTTTCTACCTTCTACTTTGTAATTAGAATCATAATCTAATATTCTAAGTAGTCTTAAACAATCTGATGGTAGTGTATAAGCATAACTAAAACCCCATGCAGGAGCTGTAGTGTCTGCAGCTAGTTCAATTCTTTTTTGTAAACAATTCCAAGGATGTGATCTAAATACACTATCTCTAACTTGAGTATATCTTTGATTACAAAGTCTAGCGTTTTTTGAATCTTCTGTAAGTGAAAGTATAGTTGTAGCACCAAGTTGATTTAATGCTCCATTACAAATATCTACTGTTGATGCCATACTACTTCCTTATAATATACTTTCGCCTTATCTGTCTATCTTTTTCTAAAGCAAAAATTTCTTCTGTTGTTCTCTCTTCTTTAGTATCAAATCCATAATGATTTTTATTATCATTCTGAAACCTATCTACTAACACATATCTGTATACATAGTTATCTTTTTTAAAATGTAATACAGGTTTTAAATCTTGTATCTTTTTCATGCACTCTAGGGGGTTTCCACTCTCGCTTCCACCCCCTAAAATTTTTTTTATTAATCTACAACGTAAGTGATATTCCAGTTTAATGTACCAGCAGTTCCGCCAGTAGCATTAAAAGTAATAGCTATGTAGAAATATCCACCAGGATCTTCGCTGTCTCCAGCAAGTTCCCATAACTTTTGAGAACCAGTATTAAGATCTGCAGCTTCATAACGTACATCTGCCATAGCAGCAGCATCAGCTACTGATGTTGCGAAAACATCTTCATCTTTTACTGTTCCATCAGTTTTATAGATACCAACATTGAATGTGCAAGAACCACCAAATGTGTCTGAACCAATAAATAAACTTGGTACAGCAGCATTTGAAGGAATAGGTGCTAACATAACAATGTCGTTATCAGTACTATCTCCAGCAGCAAGTTCAACTGAACCATGAGCTGTTCTAAGAACACCCGCTAATTCAGCAGCACTATTTGCAACTTGAGGAGTAGCTTCAAAGTTAGCTACTAAGTCTGTATTTTTAGTTGTCATATATTTCTCCTATTATGCTTCTTGACATACTATACCAAGAACTTTTGCTTCTTCCATTCTAGTAGCACCGATTGATTGGCAGTAGTAAACTTGAGTAGCGTAAGATTTGTCTGCTCTTTCGTCTATTCTAGCTGATACGTCTTTACCAATCGCAAGAGTGATTCCATCC